CACTCAGCAGCCCGTTTAACCCCCCGTTTTGTCGGAGGCAATGAACAGACCGTTGATGTTGGGCAGAACGGGGATAAACAGGCCGCTGGCCTTCGTCCACACCGCCACGGGGTCGGGGGTGGCCCACTGGGTGATGGTGATGTACTGCTGGGCGCTCTTCTCGGTGTACTGGCCGTACTCGGCCTCCTCGGGGGTCACGCCCCACAGACCAGCGCCGAAGCTCCCGGCGGTGCCGTTGGAGATAAAGGTGATCTTGTCCTCCGGCCAGAACCGCTTGACCTCGTTTACGCCATTGGCCTTCTGTGCCTTATAGCGCAGGTCGTTGGTGGTGATCGTGGAGAAGCCGAACATCTGACCGAACAGGGTCTGGATACGGTCGTCGGGAACGAACGTGCCCTGACCAATTGCGCCGAAGATCAGAGTCTGGATGCCCTTGTTAGCGGCCAGCTTGCGCACGACCTTTTTGGAGCAGATCATCTCGGTGATGGCCTCGCCGTCATCGGCGGCCTTGTCTGTGATGACCCGGATCTGACCGATGATGTCAGCGTCGGCGCTGAGATCCAGCTCATAGCCGGTGTTCTCGGTGGGCACGCCGTAGTCCACGTTCATTTTCAGGTGGTTCTCGTCGATTGTCATTTTGCCCGTGGACAGAACCTCCATCTTGGCGACCTCGGTGCGAACCTTGACCGCATCAGCCATCAGGCGCATATCGTCGAAGACGTACTTGACGATAGCGCTGTCGCTGTATACGCCGGTTTCGGACAGGATGCGTACCTGTTCGGACTGGTTGATCTTGCGCTTGATAAGCAGCTTCTCCACCCGGGTCTTATCGAACACGGGACGGGAGCCGATCTCGGCCTCGGTGTCCAGGGCGTGGACGGTGGCCATCACAGGCAGAGTGGCGGTGCCGGAGATGCGCAGATACTCAGCGGCCATGTTCTCAGTCTTCTGGTCAGGGAAAATCCGGTCGCCCAGATAGGCGGGGCGAGAGACGGCGAGATTCTGGGAGAAGTCCAGGCGGTCAGCGTCGGAAATCAGGTTTAAAATATCAGGCATTGGTTATCCTCTCCTTTCTCAGCGGGTGGTCTCAGTGGCGTCCACAAAGACGATACCGGTAGTGGTCAGGGCGGTCTTTGCGTCCTCGGTGATGCTCAGCCGGTCGGTCAGGACACGGCCCGCAACCAGAACAGCGCCCGCCCGGTCACCATAGGTCACGTCTACATCCTGATAGACAATGCCAATGGCGGTGGAGCCGTCGGCGGGGTAGGGCGTACCGGCGGCGACGGTCTTGTGGATGCCGTTATCATCCATCACGCCCATGCTGGCGGGGATCTCATAAGTCTTGGACACCAGGCCGACTTCACTGTCCAGGAAGTTAGGCTTAAAGGTGCCGCTGGTATTGGTCACATAAGGCATTTAAAATCACTCCTTTGAAGTAGTCGCATACTGCGAATTGAACTGTTTGGCGTACATTGCGCCCTTGCTCTCCGTTGCCGGTTCTCCACCCGCTCCAATGACCTTCGCAAAGGTCGGCGCGGGTTTGTCGCTCTGAAATGCCGTGGGGTCTGCCTCCAGCTGGGCCTTGTGGTAGGCGTCAAACCCCTCCAGGTTGCCGTCCTTCATCTCCAGCCGATTGGCTTTCAGATCGGCAATAAAGGCTTTCTCCGCCGCTTTGGAGCTGAACTTGATGTTCGCCCCGGCAATGGCACGGGTCAGAGCGTCGGCGTAGTCCCGGTCGGAAAGCTGGGCCTTAAACTGCTCGGTCTCGGTGTTGTACTTGGCCTGGAGCTCGTCCAGCTGCTTTTTCAGTCCGTCCGCGTCCAGGGCTTTCAGGTCCTCAATGTCCTTGTCACGGTCGGCAAGCTGGTTACGCAAGGTCTCCGCGTCCTCTCTGGCGGTGTCCGCTTTCTGCTTCTCCCGCCCGATGTCCCGGCTGTTCTCGTCCAGGATCTTGTCAACAACGTCCTTCTCCAGCCCAAGTCCCTCTAAAAATTCACGTTTCATGTGTTCTCCCTCACCACTTCGCTTTGTTTTCGGGGGTCGCGTCCCCTGTGGCCCCGTAGTTTCTCGACTTCGGGTCGGTCAAAAGTTGTATAAAATCCGCTTTTGCGGGTTTTACCAAAAGAAAAAGGGCCAACCTGTAAGAATTCCTTACAAGTTGGCCCAATCGCCCTTGCTCAATGCCAATTCACTGAGCGCTATATTTGATTGTCTTCTTGACCTCCAAAACAATATAACCTTCGCCTTTTCGTCGGACTTCGACATCGTTTCCGCGTTTGATGATGTCTTTGATGGCCTGCAAGATGGTTTTATCGTCCATGGTCACCCCTTAAATCCTTCCGCTATCGCCCTCTCTGGCTGTGTTCTCAGCCCTGCGGCCTTGCTAAATTGCTTGTACTCCGACGATAGCGCCCGTAAGCGTGAGCGGTAGGTGTCGGCGGCCTCTGTATCCCCGGCGGCGTCATAGCCGATGATTTTGCGCTTACAGTTCCGCATAGCGGTCTCTATCTGCCGTTGCTTCTGTGTGGATTCATAATGCGTATATTCCCGGCCTTGATAGGTAAATGGTGGTGGGTCGATGTTGGCAAGTTGCTCTTTACTATATGTCGGCTCATTTACGCCAGGCACAACCGGGAACCAATGGTGGCGACAGTTCCATCCGCATAAGCCAGCGCCCTCGCCGTACCCGGTTTTCTCCACAAAGTCATCATATTGTCCCAACGGGTCTTTCTCTCCGCTTCGGCTCCAATAATACCACTGACCCTGCCATTGCTTGTGGTTCTCAATGCCCTCGCCCTTATCTCTTGCTCCTGCGTGGGCTGTGACTTCCACATATCGAGTGTTCAGCGTTTCGCCTAATTGCTCACTGTACTTGCCTGATATGCTACTCACCCCAGACATAACGGCCCGTCTCGCCGCCACGTCAACCCGATTATGCCACCCAGACGCATAATCCACCGTCTGCAAGCCGCTGTCTGTCAGCTTCTTCACAGCCCCACGAATGGCCGTATTGTAATCCACGGTCCCAGACCAGACTTGCATTTCAGCATCATCCAGAATCTTTTGATATGCCTTGGCGATTGGAAGAAACTCAACCTTGCCGTCTGCGCCCCGGATGGCAAACCCCAGGGATTGGGTGATATTCTTGAACTCATTGAGCGTCTGCGCCCGGATCGCTTCAAACTCTGCTTCTTTTGCCGCAAGGGTGAAGGTGGAATAGGTCAAATCCGCTTTTTTGATGGTGTAATCAAAATATTCTTGGTTCCGCTCAATGGCCCGGTCGAATATCTCGTTGTACTCCTGTTGGGATAGATGCAAGGTCTCACGAATGCGCTTTTCGATGTACGACAGGTCATAACCCTTACTTCGTAGGGCGTTGATTTGATCGATGGCACTGTTGGTCATTTCCCCGGACAGCTTCAACCGGCGACAAATATCCGAAATAGTGAAGTCCTCCAGGTCACGGTAGAGCTGAACGATGTAGTTTGGGACGTTCTCTAAGTAGTCCGGGGTGATTGGATATTTCACTCACCACTCACCAAATCTTCCATCCCCGGCAACGCCGCCTTTGCTTCTTCCTCTGTCTCACCGTACCACTTGGCCCGATACTCCCAGGCGTTCATGACCCCGCTTGCCATGTCCTGACGGTCGTTGGCCCTCTCTTTCTCTTTTGCGTCCGCATCGTCCAGAACGCTATCGCCCCAGCTATATGTCGCCTCATACGCCCCGTCTGGTGCCAGATTGTAAAGCGTGGCGTAAACGTCCATAGCGTAGATCAGGCTGTCAAAGACGTGCTGCAATGCTTTCTGGATGCTGTCCACCGTGACATACATCCTCTGCTTGCTGTTTTTGATCTCGGTGGCGGTCTTCTCCACGCTCTGGGGGTCGGAGATAGTGCCATAGGATAGGCCTGTCTGAAACTCGATCTGCTTAAGGATGGTCTGCAAGCCTCTGTATAGAGGTTCGTCCCGAAAAGCTGGCTCGAATACCTGGAAGAAGTCGCCCGTGGTGCCGAACATACCGCACTCAAACAGGCGCTTGTCAAACTGTTTGGCGGTGGCCTCTGTGGCGTCCATGAAGATCTTGCGCTGGCCGCTCTTGTACTCCCAGCGTATTAAGTCCCACTGTTCATCGGCTCGACGAATCAGATCCACCGCTGCGCCGCCGTAGATGGAGACACCCACCGGGTTATCGGTGTCAATGTTATTGGACTTGGGAGCTTTGAAATAGGCGAACAACGGCCCGGTCAGGTTTTGAATGGTCACCTCTTTGGAGATGTCCGCCCAATCTGGCACGGTAGTCAATGGCACCTCGTCCCCCACACTGCCGCTCTCGTCGCTCTTGTATGCCTTATTTCGGATGGTGTACGTGGTGCCGCTGAGATCGTGGCCCTCCAGGCGCACATAATAGCGCCCGTCCAGCTTGGTTTTCTCCCGGAATACACCGGCGACGCATACCCCGGCGGCGTCAAACTTGGTCGGCTCAAAAGAAGCTGCG